CTTAAAAGTTTCTCCCCCTCTAACAAAATTCTTCGAGGGCAGCAGGACCTTTTCTCTTTCGGTTAATATCCAGTAACAAAGTAGACAACAAGTGAAAGGTGAATTCAACCAAACGGGGTTCAACTAAATGAAACAAGTCACTCTCGGTCTTGAAAAGCTACTAGCCAACCCTAATGAGTATCTCTGCGGAAACACATTAGGCCTTGTAGTAAATCAAACAAGCCTGACCAGTGATGGGCAATTCTCGATCGGCCAGTTTCATAACAATAAATCATTCAAACTAAAAACAATATTAGCACCTGAACATGGTGTCTATGGGGTCGATCAGGACATGGCACTCGTCACCGATGAAACCGAACCATTATCAGGTCTCCTAGTGCGAAGCCTTTATGGAACTGACGCTGCTTCGCTCACTCCTTCCCCATCTCTTTTAAACGGAATCGACAATTTAGTTTTTGATATTCAGGATGTAGGTTCACGTTATTACACTTTTATTTATACTTTGGCAAATTGCATGAAAACATGTGTCGAATCAAATACAAGGATGATTGTCTGCGATCGCCCCAATCCGATTAATGGGGTGACAATTGAAGGTAACCTTGTTGAAAAAGAGTTTCAGTCTTTTGTCGGGCAATATCCAATTCCCAACCGCCACGGAATGACAATTGGTGAACTGGCAATATTGTTCAATGAGTACTTTGGCATCAAATGTGACCTAAAGGTAATTCCGATGGAAGGTTGGGAACGATCCATGTGGTATGACCAAACTGGCCTTCCTTGGGTTTCACCGTCACCCAATATGCCCACTTTATCGACAGCTACAGTATATCCCGGGATGTGTCTGATTGAAGGCACTCTTCTATCAGAAGGAAGAGGAACGACTATTCCCTTTGAGCAAGTTGGAGCACCATACATTGATGCAGAAACTTTAGCCAAAACACTCAATAAAGAAAACCTTCCGGGGTTGTTTTTTCGACCCCAATATTTCAAACCTCAATTTCAAAAATGGAGTGGTACAGTATGCGGAGGTGTTCAACTTCATGTAACTGAAAGAAATAAAATTAAACCACTTGTAACAAGTATAACTTTGCTCTCTTCCATTAAGAAATTATATCCGGATGATTTCTCATGGAGAAAAGAAGCTTATGAGTTCGTTAACGATCGGTTGGCTATTGACCTTCTTTATGGGAACCAAACTTTACGTGAAGCGATAGAGTCTGATACATTATCCATCAACAACCTAGAATCTGCCTGGGAAGAGGACATAAAGGTTTTTTCTTCACAGCGCGAGGCATGTTTAATTTATTAACACCTGATTCCATTTTTTTATCTCTTTTTATCCTTGATAACCTTGATAGCCTTCTGTTGCGACAGAGATGCCTACGACTTTTCCATTTCCAATAATGGATCCTGATCCTCTTGTTTTTAAATCTGGATCTGAAGTTTCTAAATCAATAGCAACTTCTTGACGGTTGGTTAAATCAGGAAATTTTTCTGGTTTAACCCATTCTGTTTGAGCTTGGAATAATGGGAATTGCATCATTTCTTTTGTGCCTCTTCTTTTGTAATTCCTGCATTACGATATTCTTCCTCTTCGGTCATGGGAGTCATGTCAGGATCTTTAGATGGGGTTAAAGTAAAACCGTGAGGTAAAGGTTTAGTATGATCGCTATAATCTCTGTCGATAATCATATCAATATAATGTTTTGCTTTTTCCAAATCTTGTACTTCTCCTTTAGATGCATGTCTGCAGATATATTTAATAGCATTTCCTTCTGCAAAAAGCAATTTGTTCTTGTTTATAAACTCACTCGGCTGAACCACCATATCTTTATAGTGAGCCCCTCCAATTTGTTTATTGTATACTTTCGATGTCATATCCTTTGTCCTCCTTTTTTGCCGCCAAAATATATAAATTTTGTTTAGTACGTGTGACGCCCACATACCAAACCCGGTGTTCTTCGTCTTCTTTATCAGGGCTTTTTTCTGCAGCTTCTCTGATCGTTTTGGTATTATCCATGATGAGTAAAACATTATCAGCTTCGCCTCCTTTGGCTGAATGAATCGTTGATAGTTTAACTCTAGCTTCTTTGGATAATTCTTCGCCCGCCTCCATCATATTTCTAATGTAGAGATTGTCTTCAGGTTCCGTTTCAAAAACCTCAAACCATTGCTGGGTGGGGCTGTAACCAAATTCTTTTAGATCATAAAGTCTTTCTTCTTTTTCTGGAAATTCCTTTCCAAAAAATTCAAATAAATCTTTGCACTCTGAGATGGAGAGTTGGGATCCTTTTGTCCATCGTTTATAGTTTTCAATAGCGGTGTAGAGACGAGTCTTATAACTCTTTCTCTTTTTATATTCAAAATAAATTCCCCTGTCTCTTAGTGATGGCTTAAGCTTTATTAATTTGTCGTTGTATCGAGCCAACACTAACCATTTCCCTTTCTGCAGGGGCACATCTTCAATAGAGGTAATAAACTGTTTGGATCCATCTTCATCTCGTGCTTTCCATTCTTTTTTTAGTCTCCGTTCATCCGGTATTCTACTTAAAATATTGTCAGCAATATGTTGAACGAGTTTAGGAACTCGATAAGACTGCGGTAGTACTATTTCTTTTGCCGGTTCTTGTTGAAATCTTTTAACATCAGCACCTGCCCATCCATAAATAGCTTGATCATCATCACCAGCCAAGATAACATATTTGGAATTTTTCTTTAAGAGATCAAACATTTTCCATTGAATCGGCGATAAGTCTTGTGCTTCATCAATAAAGACGACGTCATAGTTTGGACACAATTCTGACACAATGAAATTTTCGATCATATCTGTGTAGTCTTTCAGAGAATATGCTTTTTTATAATTGTCTAATTCTGCTTTTAAAATATGTAATAAATTTCTATCTAAATCTTGAGAATACATGTCCGTATTATATTCTTCCTCAGTAGATGTTTCTTTGATTCGAGCAGCATTAATTATATTAAAATATTCACTGTCTGAATCTACAAAGCCTGTTCGTTCTTCCCCATTACTGTAAACGGTTACTTCTATTCCTAGACTCCTCCCTATATCTTCATAGTGTTCGTCTTGCATGACTTCACTTTTCTTCATGCCTAGTTTCCAGAATGCTAGGGAATGCAAAGTTCTAAAATGTTTTAATTGTTTTTCACTGAGGTGCGGATTTTGATCGAGCATTCTTTCCTTAGCTTCACCAGCAGCTTTCTTGGTAAAAGCGAAATAACCTATCTTATCGATAGGAGTTCCTAGTTTAAGAAAAGTTCGGGCATAATGTAAGAGACGCGTCGTTTTCCCTGTTCCCGGAGGCCCGAGTATTTTTCTCATCATAAGATATCCGTTTTATGTTTTATTTGAGTGTGATGAATTGGGACGTTTTCAAATTCTTTCACAGAAATTTTTACGACATTTTTAGTTGGTGTATTATATTTTCCTTCTTCTTTAGAAGGAAATCTTTTTTCCTCCAGAAACTCTATCCCACAATCTTTATAGGTCTTCATCATCATATTGCCGGTTTTACCTTCGCTATACTTCCAGTCCTTAGATTTTAATTTGTCATAAAATTTATTAAATTTAAAAAAAGCATATCCATCTTGAATCAAGACAGTTCCTGTTTTAAATGATGCATCAATCTGGGCTTTAGCTCCATTGATCTTAGCATATAGAACATCGTGTAATTTTTCTTTAGAGGTTGTTCCTATAGGAGGATTAATTATTTTTTGTGTTTTCCATAGGGCTTCTAGAACAACTTGATCTTCGTCTCCTTTAATAATTGGAGGTGGAAATCCAGCAGCTTTGGCTATTGCGTTTCTTCTTTTACGTTGGTCGTTAACATGTTCAACAGAATGGCAGTGAACTGTGGCCGTGCTTACGCCATCTGGTTTAATAACATCAAATTCAAATTCAGGTTCAGGATCAAGTTCTATTTTTTTAAGATTGGTTAAGATCGGATAACTTCCCTTAGAACCAGCTAATACTCCAAATTTTTTCTTAACACAGATTCCTTTTTTGCAATGTTCACTAATAGGTTCTTGAGTACAGGTAAAACCTTTTTCAGATTTATTCCATGATCTTACTTTCGCATTTAGAACCCTGTCATCCCATGCGTTGGCATGTTGTTCTTCAAAATATTTTACGGGTGCATTCTTAACTTTTTGTTTCCATGTGTCTGGATACTTCAGCTTAACGAAGACATGATAATTATACATGAATCTGTCTTTGCCATCGAATTTAGGATCTTTCATAATAGTAGATAATGTAGCTAGACAAGGTGGTCCTTCTCTAAAGTCTTCATCAGCTCCTTCATAAATTGCCTGATCAATACCTTTGGTAATTTTATTTAACTCATCTGGGTGCACTAGATTGGCCTCAACTAGAGGTATGAATTGTTCAAGAGTAAATTCGGTTCCGTCTGTATTTAAAGCTCTTCTTTCTGTCTTATTAAAATAAGGCAAATTAACAAATTGCCCTGGTCTTACGCCTCCACTTTCAAGATCCGGAGTCAGTTGGGTTTGTTTAGGAAAAATTTCTGTGTCTGATTTTAATTTAAAAAGAGGAAGGAGATTGCTTAAAAAAGATTTTAGTATTGCTGCATCCACAAACTTTCTCATAAAGATATATAAATGAAGTCCTTTACTTTTGGATAGAATAGGTATGAGAGGTAGTTTGTATTCTTGAATTTTGTCTATAATAAATTTTTTATCGAAATGCTCGTAATTAGATGGGTCTATATCAATTAGACCAAATTTAGTTTCACCATCTTCGTTACAGGGTTGAATTCCAATTGATTTAGTTCCGCTTAAATGAT